CTGAGGAGAAGTACTGTTAATCGGGTAATGCTTGTACTGGTCCATATTGGTATACCATGGTGCGGGAGAAGCCATACCGGATCGTTGCTTCCAGTATTCAAAGTATTCGCCCTCTGTCCCAGCAAGCTGAGGTTTAATATACATCTGTTCCAAGGATGGAAGGAAGAACGTGTCGAACGTGTCCTCGGTCGCGGTATCGAAGCTTTCAACTGTATTCAGAGCAGTTGTGACTTTCACAGGCTTAATGGCACTCAGGAAATCATCGTCAAATCCGGACATGAAGCCGTGCTTATTGTATTGATCCGGGCGGATGTCGAAATCTTCTTTACTCTCATACCAATTTAGGCCCTTAGCATTCAAATACTGACGTATAGCAGATGTACCAATTCGGTTGTGCCCATATCCAACACGCTGCATACAGTTAAGTCCCTCATCGCTTTTCTTTGTATATTGCATCGTACCGAGAAATGTTCCGCCGGAACCTGCCGTTACATCCACAGTTTCAATGGGGGCGGCATCTGTGGGGGCTGCCCAGCTTTTCACCTTGTAAGTGGAAGTTTCAACATCAGCAATTCGCTCAAAGCCGCTTAATCTTCCACCGGCCGGAACCGGCTTAGTGAGAGTGAACTGCCATGATGTACCGGCATTTGCTCCGTGACTTCCCCATGTATACCCAAAGGTCAAATTGTAAGTACCAGCAGGAAGTCCATCCGGGCAATTTTTAAATGCCTGAAAGTTGCAGGCCTGAACGCTGTAAGCAGAACACTTGTGCATTTGAATGTACATGCCGGGGACAATTTCACCGGATTGCAGCTCAACAAGCCCATGGTGAACGATGTTCCAAGGTACCTGATAGGCAGTTTCATCGGTATTGTGCGCGGAGTTGTCCATGTCCTTCCAAGGTGCGATAATTTGATCGCCTATCGGGAACAGGATGGAATTTTGCTCCACGGTGTTCGACCGCACAATGCTGGCAATCTGGCTCATGCTGCTGTAGACTTCGTCACGCCTCGCTGACGCGATCATGGCCAGATAGGCATTTTGGCGGGACAGCTCCCCGACAATCTGCTGACCGGTGGAATCCAGCATGATCGGATGTGCGATAGTACTCATTCTGTGCTTACCTCCATACATAGCTTCCCATCAACGGCCACCAAACCAAGGGAATCGAAAGCCTTTGAAAGTGTTTCCAAATTCTCCTTCATTGCTGGTATCTCCGGATAATTATTTTCCAGATCCGTTTTTAGGGTTTCTACATCCTTTTTAATATTTTCAGCAGAGGTTGCAGCCGTTTCAGCTCGTTCCGCAAATGGCCTGGCTGCTTCCGCTGCCGTTTCTGGCACTTTCCCCAGAGCTGCTTCTGCTTCTCTTGCTGCTGTTTCTGCCCGTTCGACCAGAGGCGTCACCTGCTCCGGCGTTGTAGGGTCGCCGGAATCCGAGATACGGATCTCGCAGTTGACATCGATTAGGAAAGGAATAATCACGCCGTTGATCTCGATTTGGAGCCGGTTCGGGCCGGGGATGAAAAACCCGTCCTGCGGGATGAAGGAGACGGTTTCCCCGGAGATCGTGCAATTTGATACGTATGTGTCAGGCGCATATCTTCCCCGTGCGTAAGCCTTAGCGGTGGCTCCTGACTGGACTTCATAGTCCATTAGCTGGAGTTCAATTCCAACCTGAGAGCCGCGAACGATGTCGATCGGCTGAATCCGCTGGTGCCTGGTGACATATATGTCACGGTGTATCACGCTCATTTCTCCACCACATCCTGTTCTTTATTATCCATAGCAAGCAGCGCTTCTTTCACCGCATCTATTCTCTGAATGCTTGCCAGGATCAGGTTGCAGTTGCGTTCAGTCGGAGCAAAGCGTTCCAAGCTCTGGATCGCGCTGCGTACTACCATAAGTTGCTCAATCAAGCTTTCCATTGTCATTCCTCCATTTCAAATGCAAAATTTTGCATGGATGTAGTTCCTCCCTGGACTAAAAACGTTTTGGTCTGGGTCGTTGGTATTACAGCGTTATTGAACAGTCCCACGTAGTCATAAGAAATGTCATAATAAGTCGCCCAGGTCGAGCAATCATAAAGGTTGTAATATCCGGCATTTGCAAGATTTACACTTACCTTTTGGCCCTTGGATATGTTGGCTGGGGCTGTGAACGATATTGATGTCTGCCGCGTTGGGTTGGCCGGCCGTGACGCAGATGACATTGATACCAGCCGCCGGATAACCTGCGACGCGCCCTGTGCGTTTGCGTAATCCTCCCACTGAGTTTTATCGATGGTCTGAAGCTTACCGCCACCACCTGAATATCCTGTGCAATCCTTGATACCCCAGCTTTCACTGGGGAGTAGACTGTACCAAAACCCGGCCTCTGGGTTCATGCCGTGCGGTCGTTGAACGCTCCCCTCATCAGGGTATCGCTGCTGATTCCCCATTCTCACAGCCCGTAGCACCGCACGCTCGCACGTGCGGCCTTTTTTTCAGCGTAGGCCATCCTGCCAGTTCTTTCTGCTTTCGCCGCGTTCGCGCCCGGGTATGTCTCATCCCCACGCTGTAGCCTGGCAGGCTCTTAGGTGTCCGCGCTCCGGCGGAAATTCCAGCAATTGAGCATGTTCTTTTTTCGCCCCCGGCTTTTTATCGAGGCCGCCGGAGACGCACCCCTTACGTGTAACCCAGCGCCATCACTGCGCCGGTGGTTGAGGTGATTTGTGTAGGCTCATAAAGAGCGTCTCGGTAGTAAAAGTTTCGGCTTGCGCGCAAATCTGCGCACGCAATCTCGCCGCCGGCAATAAGTTGGTTTGGTGCGTAAATAGGGCCATTTGCAGTAATTCCGCCGCCTCCTCGGATCGCCAATATGCCAGTCAGATCAACGCGCCCTTTCAGCGCAATCGTGTCCGCAACCAGGTTGGCAAATGTTGTACTATTGCCTTTGCCATCCGATACGGCGTATAACTCCAAATAGGCTTCTTTTACGCACCCATCTACAGCAGCGGACAGCTTTGCCACACTGTCCTGCACCCCGGTAACTTCATCCTTTGTTGCTTTTAGTGATAAGGATGTCTCAGCATCTCCCACTCTTGCTACCAGGTCTGCCGTGACAACATCAATGTCAGACACTCGACCATCCAAGGCTTCCACCGTTTTTGTCTCAGCTTTTAGCTCCAAAGAAGCAGCCATTTCATCGGATGTGGTTCTAAGTGTGACCGTATCCGCAACCAACTCAGCAAACGTCTTTACGTTGCCTTTTCCGTCTGATACAGCATAGAGTTCCAAATAGGCTTCCCGTACACAGCCGGATAAATCATCTTGGATTTGTGCGAAAACTTTCGTGTTGGCCTCTTTATAAGCCCCAAAATCTTTCGATGTTACCCGCGCATCGATACCGGCTTGCAGGAATTGCTTGTCGTCCTGAATTTGGGCAAACAGGGTGGTGTTTGCTTCCTTGAGTCCCTTGATGTCGTCCGCCGAGGCGATGGCGTACAGCCCTGCCCGAACGTCCCCGATGTCTGCGGTCAGCGCCACAGTATCCAGCCTTAATTTCTCCTGGTCTTCTTCGATCTGCTCAATATCCTTCGCCTGGGCAGCAAGTCCGCCGCCCAAACGTGCGATATCCTCTCGGTGCTGCATGCTTTCCTTTGCAACAGAATCGGAAAAACTGGATTTGACCCGCCCGACGGAAATGCTCTCGTGGCGTTCGCGCAGGACGTTATACCGGGTTTTAACCACACGGGCGGTGGTATGGATGCCCATTTTGCGAAAAATCACCGTGACGGAATCCCCCATGCGGATTTCCTCCATCAAAGGCTTGTACAGGTATTCCTCGGTCTGAGAAAGCCGCACATAGCTGACCGTGAGGGAGACTTCCGGGACGCCGATCTCATGATCACGCATATAGCGTTCTGCCCTGGTCCTGAGCTGATCCTGGGTTGGCGCTTCACCAAAGTAGGAGGATAGGTCAAGGGGCAAAATTTTGATATGATCGAAGTTTCCCTCTGCAGGGACGATTCTTTCCGCGAGTGTTATCAGCTCCCCATCGTCCCCCTTCCAGTAGGGATATACGCCGGTGTAGACGCTGGCGCAGTTTTCGTCTTGATCTGCAGAGGTAAGATTCCAGCCGTACCGGATGGTGACGCCCCGGTCCTCCCCCACCCGCTTGCGCAGCCGGATGGTGAAGCGGTCAAATTCATATTCGCCGCCGTAAACGCTGAGCACACCACCTTCTGATTTGCCCAGGAGTTTCCAGGCGTCCTTTGGCTCGGCAACCTCCATCGTTGCCTCGGTATCCTTGTCAGTCTCGAAGGAAAAAGGGCAGTCCGTCACAGCATTGTTTTTCAGCGCGGCCATGGCCTCCTGCGCGCTGGCTGCCTTAAAGGGAGCTACCGGAATGCCCTGCAGATCATAGGCAATATGGCGGGCGTAAATCCTGATCTTGCCGCGCAGGGGCTTGGAGATACGGTATATCCGAAAGGGCTGGGGGGCGGCTTTGGGCTCTGGAGAAGCCATGATGATCGCACTCTGGCAGATTTCCCCAAAATGGAGGCCATTAACAGGGTATTCCATTTCCAGCTCGTAGACGCTGTTTAATTCAGCATCCACAAAGCAGGACGCAGCATCCGTCAAGATGCCAATGCCGTTTGTGGTAAAAGCCTTTTCCGTGCTGGGATATAATATTGGCTTCACAATTCCCACCACCTTGGAATGATTTCAACCCGTTCTACGCCGCCTGTCCAGGCAATGGGATTGTCCCCATGGGCAAGCGTTGGAAATTCCGGGGCGCAGATATGGTCGTTTAGATTTTCCGTCACCCCGCCCGTCACCCGGTAGGCGTTTTGCATCTCGCAGTCCAGTGTGATGCTGCCGGGAAGGCCAAACAACTGCACCGTTACGCCGCCAACAGTCAGGGCGCCGTCCCCGGAACCGTAGACATGGACTATGGGCTCGGCGGGAAACCAGGCGTTGTATAATGAGCCGGGAGCGTCCAGCGCAATTACGCGTTCCCCGGATTTCAAAAAGTACTTGGGCGCGCAGTCAAAGGTCACAGTGCATTTCCCGATTTTGTTCAGCTGATTTTCGATGTCCAGCGGCCCCGCGAAGCTGGCCATGCGAAAATGCTCCGTGTCGTACCCATCTTCCAGGCGCTGATACCCGCCGGAAGAAAACAACCAGCATTTGATTGCGTGGGCAAGCTCCGCCGTGGGCCGGAAGTCGCAAAAGCCGCAGGAATAGGACTGCTTATAGTTCTCAAAGGCACCCTCGTCATAGTGCAGATCCCCGTTTCTGCCCGGTATGGAAATTGATGTGCGCTTGCGTTTGGGGCTGCCCTGCTTTGGGTAATGCTCAACCAGCATGTTAAAATCCCGGGTGCTCATACCGGCAAACGAAAATCCATTTTCCATCAGAGCGTCGCCTCCTTTCTGCTGAATCTGATTTGAAGACTGTCCTCGATGTAATCAACGATGTAATCCAGATCCCGGTCGGAGCGGTTTTCAAAGCGTTCAATGTTTAGATTCAAATTGAACACATTCCCCGCCGGGGCTTGCCCGGCCAGTAAAGCGGGCGGGATACCCGTCATCGGGTTCAGCTCTACCGGGATTCTGGTATCTATGCTTTCGGTGATGTCTTTGATCTTTCCGCTCATATCGAGGCCAAGCACGTCATTAACAACGCTCTGCGCAGTCTGCTTGATCTTCTGCCGCCTGTTCTCAAGTCCAACGATCATGCCGTCACCAACAAATTCAAAAATCCTTGTGGTTTTTTCCGATGGCGAATGAACCGCCGCCGCATTCTGGGCGATGGCAATGGCGTTTGATACAATGCTTCTGATCGTGGAGTAAAGGGCCGACGATTTTGACCGCAGGCCGTTGATCATACCGATAATGGACTGAACGCCGATGTTGTTCATGGCGCCCGGGAGTCCGGACGCGGCGCTGGCCGCAGCGGGCACGATGGAAGCGCAGATGGAGGAAGTCCGCTCCGTGATCCGGGCAAACTCCTGGTCGAAAGCGTCCACTGCCTGTTTTGCGGACAGCTGCGTCTGGGCGGTGAGCTGCTGGCCCATGGCCTCGGCGGCGGCGAGAATCACGGGGATTTTGCTTCTGATGCCCTGCTCCATGCCGGTGTCGCAGTCCTCGCCCAGCCGGTGGAACGCTTTCGAGGGGCTGTTGGATTCAACACTGGCTTTGCCCCCATCAATGGCCGCTTTGCCAACTTCACCGCCAGCCTCGTATACCTGATCTTTGGAATCGGCAAGGCCCTGGGACAGCCCGGTACCACAGTCAACGCCAAGGGACTGGAAGTCCACATTCACATCCGCAAAAGCGGAGTTCAGCGCCTCGCCGAAGCCGGAGAAATCCGCCTCAGCGGCCTTTTCTTCCAGATGCTTCACGGCTTCATCCAGATTCGTTTCGATTTGCGCAATGGTATCGGAAAGGCTCTCCTTTTCGTCTTCCCGCAGGCCGAATGCCGAATTGATGCTTGATACAAGGCTCTCTGCGGCAGCGCTCATATCGCCAGCTCTTCCGCCAGCAGCTTCGATCTCGCGAATCATCTGCGCCAGATAGGCCGCGCTTTCGGCGGTGCCGTCTGCCATCTCGGTTATCAGGCCATTGTCCAATTGGTACTCGGCGGCTTTTTTCAGATTTTCGTTGTAGGCGGCCAGCGCCTGTGTCTGTTCCTGCCAACGCTTGACCATATCATCCGAGGATTTGATGTTTTCGTCCATTTCGGCGGAAAACTCACCAAATAACCCGATCTGGCCGGAAATGCTGCTGTAGGCGGCGTCATAGGCATTTTTATAGGCCTCTGCCAGCGTCTTGATCTCGTCCTTGATGCCCTGAATGGCTTCCTGATTCTGCGTCATGGATTCGCCAAGCCTGTCCACGCCTTCCCCGGCGCCCTCGGTAGCTTTTTGAAAATCCAGCATGGCCTGCTGGGCAATGGTTACGTCCTGCTCCTGCGCGGCGGCAGCTTCCGTACCGGTTTCAATTGCCTCGGTCAGGTTGTCCTGTTCCTTTTTGTTTGATCTGAGCTGGTGGTTATAATCTTCATATTCGCTTTTAAGCTCCGAAATGGTTTCCTCCAGCTCCAGATTCTTTTCAATTTTCTCCCATGTCGTCAGCGTCGTATCTTTGTCCAGCGCTGCTTTTTCTTCAAGCGCCTTATTCAGTTCCTCTTGGACTGTTTTTTGCTCTTCCTTAAGGGTCGTTGCCTCCCCTTCGGCCACTTCCAGACGTTTCTGGTTCGCCATGACTTCCGTCTGGGCCGCCGCATAGGCTTCCATCTTATCGCGGTACTTTGTAGCCAGCGCCTGCTGAATCGCCAGGTCTTTCCAAGCGTCTACCTGCAGCTGGATTCCATCTGCGCCGCCGACCAGCAGCCCCGTCTGTTTGTCCAGCTCAAAATTGACATCCGGCAGAAGTGTTCGCAGAATATCCACAGTCCGGGCGTATTCGGCCTGCTGATCCTCCGTCAGCGTTCCCTGGGTTTCCAGCTCCCGCAGACGGTCGATGTACGTTTCCGCGGCACCAGCCACGGCAAGGATGTCGGTTTCCGCGGCCTCATAATTGTTGTCCGCATCCTCAAACGCTTTCGGAAGATTCTTCGCGGCCTCGGTCAGCTCTCCCACGGTGGGGATCGCGTCATCCTTGAGCGTTGCGATAAACGTGCCGATGCCAGCCACCAGCGCCCCGATACCGATGACGATCAGCCCGGCGGGATTGCCGCCCATGGCCGTGTTGAACAGCTTCGTTACTCCTGTGGCGACTTCGGTGACGACCTTATAGGCAGCAATACCAATTGTGAGTGTGCCAATCGCCGTTGCGCAGCCCGTGAGCAGCGGCACAAGGAGAGTGCTGTCATCGATCATATCGGCGGCCCAGGTCAGGACGCCCGTTCCCGCCTCCGCCAAGTCTCCAACCGCAGGCGTGAGCTTATCGCCGATGGCGATCTTCACGTTGTCGTAGGCATTGGAAAGCATTTGCAGTTTGCTTTCCGTGGTTTCATAGCGGGTATTCGCCTCGATAGCAAGGGCCGTGTTGTTTTTCCAGGCGGAATCGGCTGTCGCCATCGCTCTGTTGAGGATGCCATGAGAGGAGGACAGCGACATTACCGCATCGGACAGGCGCCTTTCCTTAATGCCGAGATCATCCAGCACGGCGACGGAGCTGCCGCCCGCTTCATCAATTCCGGCCAAGCCGTCAATGAAGAGGCTCAGCGCGCCAACCGCGTCCTCTCCCCATTTCTGGGAGAACTCCTCAGAGGACATCCCGGCAACAGCCGCAAAGTCCTCCAATTTGGGGCTTCCGGTGGCAACCATCGTTTCAAACTGTTTGAGCAGCTTGGAAATGGCGGAACCGCCAGCCTCCGCTTCAATGCCAACGGAGGAAAGGGCGGTCGCAATGGCCATGATCTGAGGCTCCCGCAGGCCCACGATTGCGCCTGTGGAAGAAAGCCTTGTCGCCATGGAGACGATGTCCGCCTCGGTGGTGGCGAAGTTATTGCCAAGGTCAACGATCACAGAGCCGAGCCGTTCATAGTCGCCAGGGTTCATCCTGGTAACATTGGCGAATTTTGCCAGCGCCGTGGCCGCTTCCTCGCTGGTCAGGTTGGTCGCGGTGCCGAGGTTGATCATGACCTCGGAGAAGGAGAGCAGATCCTCTTTGGCGATACCGAGCTGACCCGCCGCCTCCACGACCCCGCCGATCTCGGTGGTGGTTGCCGGAATGTGCGTTGACATTTCCTGAATGGCATCCGCCATATCGGCAAGCTCCGCATCGGTCAAGTCCGTCGTTTTTGCAACGCCAGCCATGGTGGATTCAAAGGTGACGCTGGATTCCACACAGGCTTTCATGGCATCCGCAGTGGCTTTCAGCGCGGCAATGACGCCGGCCGCCGCCAGAGCATCCCGGAGCTCGTCCGCTTTTGACGCGGATTCCTCCATGCGGTTGCCGAAGCGGTCAATAGACGTGGCACACCCGTCAGCGCTTTTCTGGGCCTCTGCCAGATACTCCGCGTTCAGGTCAACCTCCGCGTTCAAATCGTTCAGCTTGATTTTGGCGTTGTTGAGCTGTGTTTTCCAGGAATCTACGCCCTTTTCCGTCGCCGCAAGATTTGCATCACACGTTTCGAGCTGGGCGTTGAGGTCTTTGTTTTCCGAGATCAGGTCTCCGGCGCTTTTGGCCGCCCCGCCCATTTTTTTCTCCAGTTTCGCCATTGTGTCCTTGGCGGCGCTGATCTTTCTCTCGAGCTCCGCCTGGGCCTCGCTGGTATCGCCGGAGGTCTTCCGAAGCTTTTCCAGCTCCTTTTCGCAGTCGGCAACAATCTTGGACTGATTGGCCCATGTTTTTCCGGCGGCAGCGGTCTTCTTATCCAGTTGCTCAATGGCCTTGTTGCTGTCCGCGATTTTCGCTTCAAGATCCGCATGCTGCTGGGTGTAATTCTGCAAAGCTTTCTGGGCGTTTTCCAACGCCGCGCTTAGCTTTTCCACCTTGGTTTTCTGGGCGTCTTGCAGATCCTTTAGCGCCTTGCCCTTCTCGGTAAGAGCCTCCATGGAGTTGGCGTTATTCTGGAACGCGCTTTCCGCCAGCCGAAGCTCGGATTGCAGTTCCCGAATCGTCCCGTTGATTCGGGTGATCGATTCCCGATATTGACCCTCGCCGTCAATGGCAAGCTTTGTGGATATGTTTCTGGTCGGCAATGCCTGCACCTCCTTTTCGGCATCGGCACTCAGGCTCTACTTGCCGGTTCTGATAATCCTTTCATATGCGCACCGATTTTTACCCCGGTTCGGTTCCGTCAAGCGCTCTTTGCCGCAGCGCGGCGGTCTTTTTATGCTCCAGCTGGAACTCTGCCGCGACCTGCGTCAGCCAGACGCAAATATCCGTAATGTCCGAAACGCGCTTTTTGCGCCCGGCAAATGCTTTTTCGGCGGCCCCCTCCCCCAACAGGGTGTCCAGCATGGTCATGCCGTACTGCACAGCATCGTCCGTGGTCTTTTCGCCCCGTTCCATTGCCTGGGCAAGCTCCCGAAGCTCCACGGAGCTCTTTTTTAGATAATCGCCGGTATCGCTGGAGCAGTCCAGCGTAAAGGTGCAACCGTTGATTTTGATTGGGACGTCATAGTTGGTAAACTCAAATTCTTTCATATTGCTCTCCTTAGTCAATATCGTCTTTGCTGCTTGGCATACGGTTGTGGTGAATCTGCACCATGTCAAGAAAAAGGCCGGGGTTCATTTGGTAAAACTCATGCCGCGTCAGGTGGAGGATCGTCACGGCAACATAGTTGTACTGTGCCCGGATGCCCCGGCCTCCATTTTTTTTGCGTTTAGTTCCTCAAGCCCGAGATCCGTTTCCCCGTCGTCCTTGACCTCTCTTTTGTAGCCTGCCGCGATGGCGTCAACTACAGCGCCCCGGAGCTGCGCGTATTCGTAGGGGGACATGGTGGAGGAAATGTCCTTCTCCTCCACCATGGGAAGCGGATCATATCCGGCATTGCGGCGGCACAGTTCTCCCTCATTCGCCATGCGCACTGCAAACCAACGCATCGCATCGAAAGCGTCCCGGTTGTCTGCCTGGATGATTTCCAGCGATTTCTGAATATTGCCATACTTTTCCATCATGTCAAACATGACGGAAACGGAGAAGGTCAGATGCCTTTGCACACCGGCGATTTGTGCCTGTACCATTCTGTTCATATCTCATACCTCATTTTTGGAGTTTGTGGCTGTTGCAACCGCCGAAGCGGCGCGAAAGCAGCGCAGGGCGGATAATGAATGCCCTGCGCCGCAAAACATTTACGCCGCCTCTGACAGCGCCCTGAATCAGGAAACAGGTTGGGGAGTTGCTTTGGTCGGCGTGGGAGTGATGGAGCACAGGCCCTCGATCCACTTCCTGACGTCTGCAACCTTGTCGAAGGTATGGACCTTCCGCCAGTTGCCGCTGTCATCGGCGAAGACCGTAAGCTCCGTCGCCACCGGCGTAAAGGTGATGGAGTTGCCCCGGGTCTTGGCGCTGTCATTGCCCAGCGCAGCCCGGACGCGGGGGTAGAAATAGCCCCTGAAGAATTTCTTGCCGCCACGCATCAGCGTCTTGTAGTAGCCCAGCCCACCGAGCGGGGCAAGATCGTCCTTGTTATAGGTAACTTCGCCCTCGTTCACGGTGCAGCCGTAGAGTTTGGCCGCCTTTTCGTCCTCCAGGTCGTCCGTTTCCATGGCGATCTTGCCGGAGGCAAATTCGGACAGCTGCTCCGCAAGGCCGTCATCGGCGTAGATTTCGCCAGAGGCAAGGGTAACCGTCAGATTGGCGCTGACCAGTTTGCCCAGGACGATGCCCACAGTCTCTTCATCTGCTTTGAAACAGGGATAATTGGCTCCAAATTCTGCCATTTGTGATCATCCTTTCTTAGAGTCCTTTGGATTTCAGATAGTTGTCATACACCGACGCTGCCGCATCTACGGCGGCATCGGCGTTTTTCTCGTTAGCCTCCCGAATAAACGGGCGGGCCGGTTGGTTTTTCTTGCCAAATTCATTGATGAATGCGATTTCCGCAAGCCGGGTGTTGTGCTGCATGCCCTTGAAGGTCACATAGACGACCCTCCCCAGGTTGGTGCGTTTGGGCTCACCGGCCCAGATTGCACGTACAACGCCGCCCCGGTTATAGGGGCCCTGGAGCATGGAATTGGCTGTCTGCTCCTGCCCCTTTTTGATGACTTCGGCCTCCGCCATCAGCATTTCCTCGATCACGCTGTCCGGTATTTGGGAAAGCTCCTCCAGGCTGAACACATACTCGTCCAGCCCATTTGTGGAAAAAATTGCCACATCAGTCAACTCCTTCGGCGGTTTCACACTCGAAAACAATGTGCCTGGATTCCTCGTCCGAGGCGTTGACCGTCTTGGGCCAGGTAAACCCGGCGGCCAGCAGCGCTTTCTTGGTCTGCTTCACCCTGCGGGTCACATTTTCCTTAGGGGGCGCAAACAGGTGAACCTGGATCAGATACCGCTCATGCCCCGGCTCATCGTCGGCGAAATCCGTGCCGATGGTGGTGTAATTGAACACATAGTAGCGCTCTGCTTCTCCGGTATATACGGCATTTGCGATAGGATCACCAAATTCAGACAACGCATGCTTGATCTGTGCATCCACGCTCACCTTGCTTTCACCTTCCTTTGAACCTTGATCTCCAGCCATTGATTGCGCTGCTCCACATTATCGATGCTGATGACCTCATATGGCTTTGGATCGCCGACCCGGTAAACCAGCAGATCGGGGGTGATTTTGGGGGAATACCGGCAGGTGATGGTGGCCGGTTCCCGGAGTTTCATCTGCAGGGCGATAAAGGAATCAGAACCATGGGCGTTTACCCACTTGACCCGGACGCTTTTGTCCGGGCCAAAGACATTGTTTTCCTGCTGTACGGAATACGCCTCGTCGTCCTCGACACGATCCACCCGCATAAAATATACTGGGGTGCGAAGCTCCCCGGCATTTGCGCTTTTACTCATTTGGCGTCACCTCCGGGTCTTCCCCTGCATACCGAAGCTCGAGCACATAGCTGTTCACGAGTTTTCTCGCATTGGCCTCTGCGGTTGCCTGATAGGTGCCGGTGAAGGCCATCCCCCGATTTTCGTAGTACATTGCCGCCAGCGCCAGGATGAATTGGTCATAGAGCGCGTTGTGCTGATAATCAGGGATTCCGGCGCCCCTTGCTTTCGATTTTGCGGCGCTGATATAGATTTCCAGATCCGCATCGCTGTCAGGAGGTGTATTCAGGTATTTCACAAGATCGCTGCTTGTTACCGCCATGGCTGCACCTCCTGTCAGGATTTGGTTACGGTTACGCTGTAAACCCCACCGCCAACCGTGATTTCCAGCATATTCTGCGCATTCTCCCAGGCAATGCTGTCACCGTTTTTGACCTCCACCCCGTTCAGAGTGATCGTCACAGGCACTTCCGCCGTGACCGTTACGGTGTTGCTCGCGTTGGCTGTGCTCACCGTATAGGCCCTCACATCGGGCACAAGGTCAATCGTCTTGGACCCGATTTTCAGGGAGGCCGGCAGCGGAACGGAATCCGGCTCTTTTTTCCGCCCCGCCTTTAAGGGTTTGCGGGAGCCTTCACCTTCGCCAGCCGGAAAGCGGACTTGAGCCGGATACGGTGATCGCCCCAGGCCGTCAGGATGAAGTAGTATTCGCCCTTCTTGCCGTCCTTGTCCGTCTCAAAGATGGTGCCGATGTCGTAGTTCTGCCGGGAGTAGCGGAAATCGCCGACAACGGGGATCGCGGCCTTGTCGTTGAACACCACGGGAATGCCCAGCACATCCTCGGGCTTCTTGCCCCACAGATCGGAATTGCCATTTGCCAGGGTGCGAATGGCGGCGTAGTAGTCGGTCTTGCGCATTACGCAGGTGGCGTTTCCGGCAAAGGCCTCGGGAAGATCCGCCCAGGCGTTGGTGATGGCGGAGATCATATCATCGCCCTCGACAGCCTTGATGTCCGTGTCAGCGCCGGTAGCTGCGTAGAAGCTCATGTGCTTGTGGGCATCGTCATACGCGCCGGTGCCGTCTGCCGGGGCAAACGCGCGCATCTTCTCCTTGATGGCCAGGCCGGAGCGCAGTGCGTTTTCTACGGCGGTGACCAAATCATGGTCGGAGCCATGCAGGACGGTGTCCTTGATGGTGGCCGTGATCTTGGTTTTGAAGCGGCCATAGGTCACGGTATCGCCCTCCATCTCGATCTCCTTGGCGGTCTCCTGATCAGTAACGTCCGCCAGATCGGCATCCTCGATGGTGAAGGTCAGTTTCTGCTCCTCCAGGCCGGTGATGTTGGACACGGGCTCGATTGACCGCAGGCTGTTCTCCTCCAGCGGCTCCAGCAGCAGTTCGCTGGAAACATTCTTGGGCAGCAGGTGGTCGCCATTGCCCAGGTCGGCGGAAGCGGCGGGGATGCCGCCCAGGCCCTCGTATGCCTTGGTCACGTTGCCGCCGGTCAGCGCTGCACGGTAGAAATCGGCCTTGGCCTTGACGCGCACTTCCTTTTCGGTCATGCCGGTACCGGCACCGCCGCCCTGACGCATGGCCAGCTGCTTGCGCTGGGCCTCCTCCTCATCATCGTGGGACTTCTGCAAAATCCTGATGCGCTGGGTCAGTTCTTCCAGTTTGGCCTGCTTGGCCTTGATGTCCTCCATGGACACGTTGGGATCGGCAGCCTTTTCGGCCAGCCAATCGGCAATCCCTTTGCGCTCATTATTCAGGGCAAACAGCTTTTCCTTCATTTCAAACAGAGTCATTTTTGTTTCCTTCCTTTCCGATTATCGGTAGATTTCCGCCGCCTTGACAATGGCGGCACGTTCCGCCCGCTCCGATTCTTCGAGCATGATGCTCTGGAACCGGGGCAGGAGCTTTTTCACTTCCTGCGCATAATCGCGCAGGTCGGCGGATGCAAGCACCTCAAAGGCAGCCCGCGTCTCCTGGGCGCTCTTGGTGACGCCTGCATCCTTTTGGGCTGGCACAGCAACAAAAGAGAACTCGTAGGCATCCTCCGGCTCTTCCAAATTGCCGACGCACAATTTGTCATCGTAGGTTTCGCCTTTGATGTGGCCTGTCTCGCACTGGTATGTCCAGGTACGCCAGTCCATTTTCAAGGGTTTGCCGCAGATGGAGCAAAGGCACTTTTTCACCGCGCAGCCGATGGAAATTTCCTTGAGGATTCCGCCCTCGATTGCATCGATCATAGGCTGATTGGCCTCGTTCTTCATCATGTAGGCGCTGCCCCGAAGACGTTTCAGCGGCTGGCCCAGCCGGTTCTTATCTGTGGTCGTCTCTACTTCCGCACGGTAGAGCCTTGCGATCTGCCGGTCCGCCGACCACCTATGGTCGCTGATACCAGTCTTTCCAACGAAAAGCTTGGCAAGCGCATCCAGAGTTTTGTCGGTAAACCGTTCCAGATCCCGGTCTACGTCGTTATCGCAGAGCACCACGGAAAAGCAGTAAACCTCATCCGGGGTCAGCTCCTTCACGGTGAATTGGTTGATCAGCGTAATGTCCGCCGCTGCTTCAGCAGGCTTCACGCTGAAGCTTTTGAATTTCTCAAATCTGCTCATGTCGCTTCCTCCTTTCTTGCTTTTTCTCGGGCAATATCTGCCCTTAACGCCTCTTCTCGCTTCCGAGGCGGAAGGAGATAATACAGACTGGCATTGATGCCGAGCGCTTTCGCTTCCTTTATCAGTTCCTCGTCCATATTTACCTCCCAAAAATAAAACCGCACAATGTGCGGCAGCGAGCGTTATTCATTCTGTGCGTCATCTTGACCGCCTGCTTCCTTTGGCGGCAAAACCAGCTTATTGCCAGCGAGGACGCCTGGCTTTTGATTCACCGTGTAGTCCAGCGTGGCAAGGTCCTGGGAAACCAGCGCTTTGCTGCCGATTCCCTTTGGAAGCGGGGGCATGTGCCGCTTGGCGCGGATTTCGTCCGGTGTTTTCCAGGCGCTGCGCACGGCTTTATAATCCACTTCGGCCTGCGTGGCAGCGTCGGCCCTTAAAATCGCGTCCATATCGAACTTGAAATGGAATCCCTTTTTGCGCTGCGCTCTGGTCAGGAGCTTTTTATTGAGCTCCGCCTCATACGCCGTCACAATGGGCAGCATGGTCAGCATCAGAAATTCCAGCATCTGCTGCTCCTGAGAGCTGAAAGAGGTGTCAGAATAGTCGCCCAGCAGATGGGGCGGGATGTTGTATACCATAGCGACCTTGGAGCGGGTGATCTTCTCGACCTCAAACAATTTGCTGTCCACCGGCGACAGATTCAGGGAAGCAGCCTTCACGCCAGATTCCAGCAGCAGAATGTTGCCGGCGGTCTCCCGGTACGTGTCCATGAATGAATCAATCATGTCCTTTTTCTGAGTCTCCCCCAGATTCGCTGGGGCTTCCAGAACGATGGCGGCATTTACGCCCTGATCCAGCTGCTTGACGCTGAAAGACTGGATATTCTGGGAATAATCCATCGTATTTTGCAGGACGGAAACAGGATTCACGCCGGAATAACCATTGGTGGAAATGAAAGGAACATGGATCATGTAATAGTTGTGGATGTAAAAAGCAGATCCTCTTTCCGGGGATATTCTGTACCACAACTCCCCGCTGTCCTGTTCCATGATCGGGCTGACCCTCGACGGGTCGAGAACATCGATTCGCTCCAGCGTCCCCTTGACATTAAGAATTTTCAGCGCATAGCAGTTCCCGGAGGTACACCGGCAGGCCTCCATCGTCTTAAAAAAACTGCACGCAGTCATATTCGGGTTGGGTGCGAACGCAACCAGATCGTTCAAATCGTTGTCAACGGGTGACGCGCCCTTGTACAGCTGCACCGGCATCGCCGACAGGGAATTGGAAATGCGCGATACTGCAGAGAAAAGCAGCTCACTGTTGCGCAGCGTATAGTCTCCGCGCAGCCAGTGAGGAAGCCATGATCTTTCTACCCGCGTTTGGCTTGGAACCGTCAGCCCTTCCGCGATCGCCGCCTTGATGATGCGCTGGCGGCGCCATGATTTCAATTTGGCATGAATGCCCATGGAGCATCCCCCCTTATCTTAATTTGATAACCGTTGTAAGCTGCTTTTCCGCAGGGATGTACAGCGGATGTTTCCGCAAATATTCGGTATGTGCGTCCAAATGAGCCATAAAACCGTCAATTTTCCGATATTTTGACTGCTTGGTTGGCAAATATGTAGCATTGGCAGACCTTTTTGTAAGTTTCACATTGCCAAGATACCAGTTGTACATCCTGTTATTGTTGTGAATGATTTTCCCATCCAGGAATCTTTCTTTCAGATCGTCCAGCGGGGCGGTCAATGTCAACTCGCCCTGGCGAACTTCATTCAAAACAAAACCGCTCTCTTTCATCTTCTGCACCATCATGAACGCCTTTGCCGGGTCGTACCCGATGGAGTCGATCCGGTAGAGCTTCCGCATATTGCAGAACCATTCATACACCATCATGTAGTCCACATAGTCCCCCGGAACAATTGTAAGCCAGTCGTTATCAACCAGCGTCATCCAATCCAGTTTTTCATGATCGGCACAAACCTTTTTTTCAGGAACCCATGTATGCTCCAGGACAAAAAACCAGTTCTCCGGCAGCGGGAACTCCAGGCAGGCGGACGTGAAGTCCTCCGTTTCGGCAAGATCAAATCCACCGTAGCAGACAGCCCCCAGCAGTTTGTCCACATCGTATTCCCGGTTGTTCTTTTGAATCGTCTTGATATCCAAAAAGCTCAACTCATCCACCGCAGTGAACACGTTGAGCTGCTTGTTTATGAAATTGGAGCGTTCTGCCGGGATGGAGCGCACGCGCTCCCACTCATCTTTCAAATCCTCAATGTCCAGCAACACGCCGAGGGAGGGATTGGCCTTTCCCCAGCAATCCGGGTTGGCAGGGTCATCCTCTTCATCAATTTCATCGATGTATACAAAAGTCCTGTCCGCCGCTCTCTGGGCGATTGCTCCGGTGTTGTCCAGAATCTGCCCGCCCAAAATGTAGAAATCCATCAGTGGGCCGTCAATGACAGTTCCCAGGGTGGTGATATAGATAATCAAGGGCTGCTTCCGCTTTTTGGTTTTGCCCTTGATGACGTTAATCAGCGTATAGTCCCTGTACTCATGAATTTCATCAAATATCCCCATGTGGACGTTTTTGCCGTCCAGATTCTTGTAATCAGAAGCCAGCGGCTCAAACTTACTGTTCCCATAGTAGATACCATCCCGGGTGATCTTCACATGCTTGGCAAGAATTTTGCTTCCTGCCATCTGAGAAGAACACTCTCCGAAGATGACCCTTGCCTGCTCCCGCGAATTGGCAAGGCAGTATATTTCAGCGCCGCGCTCCCCGTCTTTGGTCAGGCCAAAAGCGGCGTTGCCGGAAATCATCGTGGATTTGCCGTTTCCCTGCCCCACGATAATAATACCTTCACGGAAACGGCGATAGCCTGTTTGCCTCGACACCCAGCCGTACAGGTTTGCTTCAATGAAATGCTGCCAAGGAAGCAATATCATCCGGCTGTATGCACCCTTTGTCGGTGTAAGGAATTTTTCGATAAACTCAATTGGCCGGTATGCTCTTGCAATGTCGAACTCCCACGGATAGGATGGGTCGGTGGCCGATTTTTCCAGCTCCTCCACAAAGCGGGTACACGCCTGCTTCCGGCGCCTTCCTGATATGATTCTCCCATCCAGAACGTCAACGCAATATTGAAAAGCCTTGGTCGTGCGAACACGACTGTCTATATGAAGATCAGGGTACAGCTCAGAAAATGTCAAACTCATCGCCGCCACCTTCACCTTCTCCATCTGACAGCGGCTGGATAATGCACCTCAAAAGCAGCTGCGCCGTTCTATCTGCGGCGGCTGCCGTGGCGTTGTAAGCGTTTACCGCCGGATTGACATAGAGGTTTTTGCGGCCTTTTACATACTCTTTCGTAACAAGGGTTCCCTCATCTGCAATTGCTTTCTGCAGGTCCGAAAGGTGCGTAATCAGTTCTTGGTATCGCTTGAACGTAGTAACAAACATAAAACTGTGTTCTACGCCCTTGGCGGTGGCCTTTTCCAGAATTTGCCGCGCCTGTTCATTCAGGTCTACCTTGATTACATTCTTCGCATTGGCCATCCCGGCTTCCTCCTTTCCAAAAAACAGTTACGCACGATGTCGGTGTGAAGTAACGAGTGCGCACGGTTAAACCTCGAACGCCCTTCAACTTCTCAGGTAGGGGGGGTATCCCATGAATCCCGCACCTCATGCCCATGCAGCCCAACATGACGATGCCTCTGTCATTCATCCTCGCTGCCGTCACTGACCTTAATGATCCTAACACCAGATGGATGTACCACTGACTGACGATGCTTGGTCGCCTCGTGGCAGTCCCAGCAGAGAGATTGCAGGTTCGACAGCTCAAGGCCTAGCTCCGGGAACTCCTCCAGTGGTCGTATGTGATGGACTTCTGTAGCGGTTTTGAACCGCTTCCTTTTCAGACACTCCTGGCACAGATAATGATCTCGCTGTAATGCCAACAGTCTGACAGCGCGCCACGGCCGCGATTGATAGAATCCTCTTTCTTTCAGCGTCACGACCTGCGGCGCGCTGCTGCCATTCCTTTTTTGGGCCATATCTTTTTTTCAGCGCGGACTTTCCTGCGCACTGTATTCAGCGCAGATTACATCTTTGATGTTTCTGCCCTGCGTGTAAAGAAATAAAAGAAAGGCGTATCCAGCAAAGCCAAACACGCCTTTAGAAGATATTGACCAATCATAATACCAAGCAAATTTGCTCGCCCACCTGGGCTCCAAATCCAGCCCAGACCAAAACCGAAACTAATTGTTGCATAGATTACCGTATCCCATATCTGACTTGTCATTGTGGAGCCATTATTCCAAATCCATCGGCCGCCCTTGGTGCTTCCATGCCGTCTGATGTACCAGTCGCGGAGTTTATGGAACACAACCACATCCCAGGTCTGAGACACATAATAGGCGCATAGGCTGCCAGCGACGAAGATCCAGTTTTGACCAAGCAGTATATTATAAGCTCCATCCATTACAGCATCAGTGGCAGGAAACCATCCAGTGATCATAATGCAGAGGGTCGCAAAGAGTTGGCCGATAAAGCCGTATTTGACCGCTCCCTTGGCAGTTTCCTTTCCCCAGATTTCACCGATGATGTCTGTACACAGGAATGTTACAGCATAGGTAATTGCGCCGCCACTCAGGGCAAGCTCAATGTTCCCGAGGTACAGGCCCGTTGTGATGGTTCGCGCGCCAACAACGTTAGCAATTACAATGCTGGTTACAAATAACGTAATCAGCACAGTCAGGTTGGTATTTGTTTTCTTCATAATTTCCTCCTAATTCTGCGGCCCAGCAGACCGCTCATACCTTTGCTTGCAGATCGTCGCACAAAGGCTGGCATTTGTACAATACTGTAGCGTTTTTGGTTTCAGCGCAACATGGCGTTGGTTAAGAATCTCTTTTACCTTAGCCTGCCTCTCCATAAATAGATCACGGCGAAATTCATTTACATGTCCCATACGGTTTCCATCATTGAAGTGACCAAACTTTACACCGCTGAGCCAGCTTGTGCTGTCAGCGGACGTGCAGAAGTTATTCTCGGCAATCATCCGGTAGTCCGTACACCCAAGCAAGTGAATATCAATTTCCGGCTTCTTATTCTTAATGTAATGCGCAAGATACCTCGTGTCCTCGCGAAAGGTTTTCGGCTTGACAATACGAATTTCCGGGACGCTGATGGCTATATAATCAGCAAATTCAATCAGCCGGTCCAGCCCCTTTCTTCCATCCTCGAAATGGAAAACATTGATTTGCGGATTGCGCAGAAGCCGGCGCATTCGTTCCCGAAAGAACCAGGCATCTTCGACACCAAGAATTTTCTGACAGTCGATTTCCACGCAGCTGGCCTGTATGCCGTTTTGCTTTACAAAAGCAATCAGGCAATCCTGCCACATTTTCAGCGTTTCACGCGTTTGTCTTTTCCCTTTTCCTGCGCCGAACATCAGCGTGAATAAGCCGCTGTCTTGAATCACGTGCCGGTTCCCACGATCCTGCACCTTGATTACATGATTGTCCGGCAACCGAAAATCGGCATCAGGCCATTTCCCATATATGTACTTATAGCATGAGTATAGACGGTAATTCGTCTTTGCCGCGCAGAGTGCCGCATAGAATATTTCCTCTCCATCGCTTCCCGCGAAATGGATTTTGATGTTACTGTCGAACAACTCTCGCACCTCCGTACCCATCCTCCAGAACCTCGCAGGACACAGCGTCAAATCGCAGTAACAGCTCTTCGGCAATGTCTTCACAGGACATGCTTCCAAATTCACAGGGAGTACCAAATTTCCTGCACAGCCATCTTTCAATTGCTGACTGCTGCTTTATAATCTCAATCTCCCTGTCTCCGTGAGACACCTTGAAAATTGTTCGGACATGGAAAACATGGCGATGCCGCGCTCTCAAAAACGAAAGGTCGGCGGGGGAACTGGGCCAGCAGTGAAAACCTTCGACCTGAATTGCACAGATAACGTATTTCTGGATGTTATCTGCCATTTAGAGTTCCTCCAGATCAAACGCAATACCCTTGCTTTTGCATGTATCAGTTATCAGTTTCATCGTCTCATAGTCAATGTCGGAGATCGTCAGCCGATAGCGGGTATCTGGGGTGTTATTTCTGGTTTCCTCTACCGGTTTCGGTTTTTCCTTTGTCTGGACTCCGCTTTCAAAGAAACTGTCGATATGATCGTCCATACCGGGCAATGCAAACTGAACAGTCTCAGGGCAGAAGTCGAACAATTCTTCCATTTTAAATTCATCAGGAAGCGCGGCAATCTCTATTTCCAGTTTTTCCAAATCCCACGCGGCGTACTCCGCCACTTTATTGTCCGCAAGCCGATAGGCATTTACCTCCGTCTGCGTCAAATCATCGGCAAGCACACAGGGTACTTCCTGTCTGCCAAGCTGCTTGGCTGCTTTCCACCTGGTTTCGCCCGCTACGATCTCTCCGTGGATGTCAATAACGATTGGCTGCTTAAAGCCGAATTTCTCAATGCTTTTTGCAACAACCGCCACGGCATCATCATTTTTCCTCGGGTTGTTCCCATAGGGATGAATGCTGTCAACAGGACGCATGACAATTTGGGTGATGTCGCGAATCCTTTGTGTAGTGTTTTGCATCGGGTTTCTCCTTTAACTTTGCCCGCTGGCGAGGCGGGAATTTTAAAGGAGCGGCTGTCTATAAGGTAACCTCCTTCCGCAAATAATAAAGCCCTCCGATTTCTGAGCGGCCTGGCGTTGGCCTGAAAATCGGGGGGCTTGGGCGTATGATAAAATTTTACTCTTGGATTGTATCACATCCCGTAGGACTTTGCAATGACATCTTTTTGACATTTCAGAAACATCGGGCTTCCAATGCTCCTATACTGGCGCGCCCTGCTGGACTTACCCCTTTCGGATTCCATCGATTCCAAAGATCAAAGCAGCCAGCTTTTCGCAAGCATCGTCAATATCTCTGTAAATTGTACGCTCTGTACAGGCGTAATCGTTCGCCATCTGCTTAATCGTTCTGGGTGGATCATTGATATACAAGCCGCAAATCACATTCCACCGGCGTACATCCTCCGGGTTCCCAGCACTTTCGCAGTACACCTCATACAGCTTCAGCATGGTATCGATGTGAGCAACAGTCGTTACCGTCCGGGCAACGGACTGTTTGATGCTTTCAACAAACATCTCGCTGTCGCTGTATCGATCGGACATCAGATCGATTATATCATAGGCGTCCTCGTCAACCTCCTGCGCAGAGTATACTGCATTTGCAGCATGCGCTTCAAACATCCTGTAATTCCGAAGGAGCAGTTTTGTGTTCCGCAGTCGGCGGTCCGCATTTTCCGCCTTAACTCGCTCGGACTCTTCCTTATACGCCTTTAATGCTGCCTGAGCACCTGTCTCAGCGGCTAATCTGATTATGTATTCTTTCTCTTTATCTTTCGACATATAGCATCACACCTCCTTGAGCGCAGCTCTCGCTGTAGGATCTTTTTTGGTACGGTTGATAGAGAGATTTTCAAATCCTCTGTACAGCTCAGCCACTTTTTCTTCATCCGCTTTTTCCTTTTCTGCGGCTCTTTCTCTCGCTAAAGCGCTAAGCTCATTGAGCTTTGCATCGCTTATCAGATTGTTCTCCCGGATATAGTGGATCAATACCGACTTCTCATTGGTAAGCCGTCTCTGTTGAGCGTCCATGTTTGCGGTCACATGAAGATACTGCTGCATAATTTTTCGGATTGCCGCCGCCTGCTGCAAATAGCTAGAGCTGTTTCTCCGGTCCTTTCTGGCCCTCTCAGCAAGTTCATTGATATCGTCCATCATCCGCTGGATAAAGGTTTCATCCGTAGCGATGGTGGCCCCGCACTTCCGACACCGTATCAATCTCATTTCCCTAGCTCCTCCACATAGCACCAGCTTTGTGGTGCCCTTGACACCGGAAATTCACCTTCAACGCAACATACATAGCACATATCCGCATCATTCCGTTCGTAGTTATTACACCGGCGGCACTTTTGGGTAAATCCCTCCTTTTCCCATTCATCGCAAATCCGGTAAAAATCGCTCAAGGGCTTTGGCTCGTCGTAGATCACAAGATTGGAAATGTGCCAAGCGAACAGGCAATTAGAAGACGCTCCGTATGCGTTAAGCTCCGGTTTGGGGATGCAGGACTTTTGAATATCCGTTATCTCAACCTCTATATCGTCATTGCCGAACACATTGAGCGATAGATAGCAATAATCAAAATTGTTATTGATGCCCCGCTTGCCAATTTTGTCTATTCTCTCACACACAAACTCACCAATGACTTTTCCCTGCCCCTCCATCACCGCCCGCGCCCATGCAAGTGAGCTGAGTTTTTCCAGGATCTCATACCACCACTTACGCTGGGTCTGGTAAATGTAGCACTTAAATGGAACCGATATGTTTGGCTTGGTCTTTCGCACCTCCAGCGACTTATCCCGGACGGCGATTTTCTCACACCACCAGGGCTGTATGCTTATCAGTACAGCTTTGCCCATGATTTTACCTCCTGCATTCAAAAATGTATTGACTTCACGTCCGATTGGTCGTATTATAAACACGACCAATCGGTCATATTACATAAAAGGAGTATTCTTACGATGTTTGAACCAAAATACTACGACGGATACCAAACTCCGACAGAAATAATTAACGGCGAAGAATACCAGCATATCGAGCTGGATCACCACATCCTCCGCAACCGCCGTACCGAGCTCGGCATGACACAGCAGCAGGTAGCCGATGCCGCCGGAATCCAACTGCGCCAATACCAGCGGCTTGAAAGCGGCGAGCGTACTATGGCTGGTGCCAGTATGCGCATCGGCCTTTCTATCTGTGCTGTCCTGAAACTAAATCCTTACCGCTTTGTGTCGGTTCCTTAATCCTCGCTATCCATGTTGGCACCACAATTTGGGCAATACGGAGTAACGTACTCGGGCTCGTCATGCTCAAAGCCACATTCTGAGCAATGGTTATACTCATAATCGTCTGGAATCCACTGCCCATGCCGCACGGGTTCGGCTTCGATGGTTGGGGCATCTTCCACTATCTCAACGGGAATAACATCATAGAAAGGCCGATGCGCATACTGGCACCAGCCATAGAATGTTGCCATATTCGCGTGTATAGACTGTCAGAATATCCCTGTCGTCCAGCAACGCCTTTCGGCTGATCAGATCATCCTTTCCAGTTGACATCATACTTGCTCCCTCCTTCCAGATATTGTCTGCCCTCGTCGGTCTTGCACCACTCGATATATTCAGCACACATCTCATCAGTTAACAGTTCTACATGCCCAAAATAAATGAGGGCGATAATATCCCGATGGTTGTCCCATAACCACTGGAACAGGCTCTGTGTTAATCTAACCATTGTTTCTCCTTTCTCCGTAACTGCAGAAAAAATCTCCTGTGTGATAGCTTGTGAAGCCTGCGTATAGACCGGATTCAGGATCGAACTCAGACGCCTCTACACACATATAGCAGTTGGGAATGTCATCATCTTCTGCTGGTATGCCGTGGACACATTTTTTGCACCGCACCACTTCCACGGCGTCCACGGATGGTATCGCATCAGGGTTATGTATTGCAGACTTGGCAATATTCAGCCCTTGGTTCAAACCCATGGCATATGCCCCTGTTTCCTTGACTTTTTGATCCTTGAAGAAACGAAAGGCTACATCCGCATCAATCAGCCGACTATTCTGTACCATCGTCAGTCCTCCGTCTATCTTTACATATTTCAAGGTTGGTTGCAAATCCTGCTATCCTTTGTCCTTCTACCAAAGTAAATTCGCATACATACTTATCCCACGAGCACAGCCGCTTATGATTGAACCACCATTCTACATTATCATCACAACTTGTAGGATGAATCACAAAGTATTTAACCCTTTGGGGAAATGTTCTAATATCCTTTGCGACTTCAAAAAAGCGTTCTGCAATATGGTCTGCACCTTTGTACTCGGGATTACTCTTAACGTTTTCTTCAAAAAACTTTTCAATGCAATCAGCAACAAATTCCTTGTCTTTTGCATTAAATACACTTAGCCCCGCAAGCTCCCACAGCACCCTGTCGTATTGGATTTCGCTTTCGTTTATTCTTGCGTTCAGCATTTCCCATCGTTGGTTAGTTATTTCTTTATCGAAAGAAAAAGTCCAAGACAGATAACTTTTATGCATCGTATGACCGTCATAGCGCTCTTTCGGCGCAATGTACTTGCACATCAGGACATCCCATACAACAGGTGGAAATAGCCAACTGTTGCGATATGTTGTGTACTCCTTGCCGCTCCAGTTCTTATCGATTTCCCATAGGCTTGTATAACTCATGGTCAGCCCTCCTTCATCGGCTGTTGGAGCCAAACCGTCAAACAATTTTCACATATTGCGTGTTCTTCGCACCAAGTACCTTCACTCTGGATACGGTCGCACAGGCTGTTATGCCCGACAAATTCGACTAATTCTTTATCGCTCATAGCCCGGATGTAGTCGGCGTTGGTCATGGGCCTTTCCTCTACCGCCCGGTTAAATGCAGCACATTCGCTGTCCTCGGTAAAGGTAGCGGCGTCAATCGGGCCGCACAGGTGATGATCCAGGCATTGGGCATAGGCTTTTTCGTTGCATCTCAGCATTTCGATCCCTCCTTAGGCTTGTTCCGGTAGGCAAGCCAGGTCTGCCCATACAAGGCTAAAAAAGCTATGTTGCCAACCGATGTCCTGCAAAAACCGCCCTCCACAAAAACCAGCGCCCACTCCTTATCCTCGGGAGAATTACTGCCGATCCGAACAATCCACACAGGCTCCCCATCCATCTCCCGCAGCTCCTCCAGCGACAGAGGCTCCGGATTCTCCCGCTTCTGCTGGGCACGGAGGGCATCCTGCGCAAGATCGATAGCTTCAATGCGCCTCTCTAATAAATCTGTCATTGGATCAGTTTTTGACAGCCCCGCCATCCCTCCAGTCATATCAATTGCCATGCATTCCAAGCATGAAATTGCTTCTTCTGTGGTCATGATTTAGCCCTCCTGTTCCACGCTCTTGCAATTATAACTTTGGCTTGTCTTTCTGGATTTTTAACCCATGGAGGCGGATTATATATCATGTCAATAGCCGCCCCACATCCACTTCTGGTGCAGACTATTGCAACCTTGTAGCTGCCCGGACAATATGAACTTGCTTCCGTTATGTGGCGCACCGCTTTTGAGCCGCAAAACGGGCACGGTTTCAACTCAGCCATTCCCCCTCACCCTCCTGTGTTCGATTTGTATATGTGATATTGGATGCAGGACAATTTGCACAGTCACCATTACAACAGGCCCAGCCAGAACCGCACCGGTGTATTTCCGTGTATATCTCAGCCATTCCCCTCACCGCCTTTCAAAAGCTCCGGGTTATCGTGGATGTTTCCGATGATCTCAATTTCCTCACAACAGGGAAGATATTGGAAGCCGTCGCGGCCATAATTCAGTTTCCCGTTTGTAGCCTTAAATCCCAGTTCGTCCGGATCCCACACAACCACAAAGATAGAAACCGCTCCGTTATACACAAGCTTGACAATATCCCCCTCGAAAATCTTCACGCCGTTCTTGTCGGTCAGTCCGGTGTACTGGCCTACGGTGTCAGAGTAAACGAGATGTTTGTCCAGGCTCACCCCGGTCATATCCTCATCGGCATTCCCATAGATAATGGAAAAATCACCCGTACCAGGGAAAATACCTCCATACACCCAATTACCAGGAAGTTTCTCTCCGTTCATGCGTACTTTCTCACCGGGCCGCCTCGTTTGGCCCCGGAATAAAATATCATGCATTTTCATTGCCTCCTTTCAGCGCCGCTTCATCAAGCAGAACAATTTCTTTTCCAATGTACTTGCAATACTGGAATTCCAGCATTGCGCCTTTGCTCTGTTCCCAATCGGGGAGGAAAACGACTGCATCTGCACAGTCGATCATTGAAAAGCAAATCCGCATATAGTCCGCAGGCTGCATCCCCCCTGGCAGCGAAGCGGGGTTAAGCACTGGCTGACCATTTTTCTCATACTGTTTCTGGACTTCCTGAAATTTTTGCCGATAGCTTGGATCTCCGGTAATCTTGCCCGCTATGTAGAATTTCAAGGTTGTTCACCTCCCTTGTCAAAACAGTGAATATTGCAGTTCCTCATCCAACTGCTCCCAGCGGAAGCAGGGGTCGTTCGGTCTTAGCAAATGCTCATCCTCCAAGTGGAAACGACGGTCAAAGTCGTGGACAGTGTGGCCGTCCGCCTTGAATGAAACCGGGCTGTCTTTGTCCCATCTGAGCAACAGTGCCCATAAATCGGGGTATTTTTTTCGCAGTTTTCGGAGTTGCCCCACGCCCTGATTGTGGCAAAACCAACACCCTCCTCGACTTGATGTGGCGTATGACGGGCTTAACAGCCCGCTATACTTACACCACAGCCCACACATATCTTCTTCCCACCCCAGTTCCACCAGGGGCAACTTTATGCCTGGCCTGTAGATATGCCGCGCGATTCGCTTAGTCTCGTCAGCCGCAATGCCAATGTACTGTATGCAGTTATCTTGTGTGAGGCCCATTTGTTTGATGGCATTCAGCTTTAGCTTTGTACACCAGTTTCCTTTTACCATTGGGAATCCCTTAATGCGTCCCACAAATTTACCTGCTGTCATTTCTCGGTAGAAGCACTCCTCATAGCTGACACGCTCGCCAATGATTCCCTCAGCATACTTTGTTGTGAAATGCTCTACTGTAATTCCATATCTCTGCTTTATGATTTTGTCCGCGTGTTCCTTGAACTCCACCATGATTGGGTGATCTGCCGGGATAGTTGGTGTCGCCCAAATATCTGCGGTCACAATACGATCCAGCGGCCAGCCTAAATGCTCTATAGCTCCCAGGCAAGCCAAAGAATCTTTTCCGTAGGACAGACTCAATATGTGCTCCATGCGTGTCTCCATCTGGCAGCGTCATGGGAAGGCTTTTCAGCCTTTTTCTTTTCGCAATTCATACATCCTCACCCAAATCAAATAGCCCTGGCACGTCAAAATTGCACCACAGCACTTCCGTCCGCTGGTCTGCATTTTGGTTATAGCTCTTTCGGGCAATTCGGCTCCATCCGGCAAGCTCCCGGTCATACATCTCTGATGGGTATCCGCTGAGGATCACAGAGCCGGTGTGCTGTTTCAGTGCGTCCAGCAGATCCAGGTGATCCTGTTCTGTCATTTCGTGCCGGTACTGCTTTCCACCTCTGGTTTCAAGCAGATACGGCGGGTCGGCGTAGATCAGCACATTATCGTGATTAAATCTCCGAATCAGATCCAGGGCGGGCCGATTCTCGATCTGGACGCCTTTCAGCCGTTCAGCGGCTTTCAGGAGATCTCCCGGCAGACGGTTCCAGCATTTCACAGCATAGGAATTTTCCCGGGCGTGAACATCAATCTTGAAACCCGTCTTTTGGTAGGTTTTGAA